GTCCGTTCATCGTCGGCGGAGGCGTCGACGTGAAACCGATCCCCGTCAGTCTCGAGGATTCGCAGTACGTCGAGGGCCGCCGTTTCGGGCTCGAGGACGCCGGCCGCATTATGGACGTCGACCCCGTCCTCCTCGGAGCTCCCGGCAAGGCGTCCGACGTGATGCCGGCGTTTCTCACGTTCGGGCTCGGGCCGCGCCTCCGACGCATCGAGGAGGCTTTCAACGCCGACCCCGACCTCTACGGGCTCACGCCGCTCTACCCCTCGTTCCCGGTCGATCCGCTCTCCTTCTCCGACCCGCTCACGAGGGCCCGCACGCAGCACGCGCAGATTCAGGACGGCACGCTCCTCGTCGACGAGGCGCGCGCCGACAACGGTCGGCCGCCGCTCCCCGACGGGATTGGGCAGATTCCGCAGATCGTTCCGGTCGGCGGGTCGCCGGCCGGCGTCCCGCTCGCGCAGGAGCCGGCGACGCCATGACGTCATGGCTCCCGGCTACGATCCCGGCCATGTCGACTCCCGCCACAACGGCCGCCGCCGGCAGCGCGACCTCGAGCTCGGCCGCCATCTCGTTTCGTGACGGCATCGGGCTCGTCGACCGTTACGGCACGTTCGGCGAGGTCGAGCGCCGCGAGCTCGAGCTCCGCCTCGACGAGCCGGCCGACTCCGGCGCCGCCGCCGGAGCATTCACCGTCCGAGGGCACGCCGCCGTCTTCGACTCGTGGAGCCTCGACCTTTTCGCCGGCATGGCCGGCAGCTTCCGCGAGCGCATCGCTCGAGGAGCGTTCGACGACGTGCTCGAGCGGCACCCTAACGTCTTCCTCCTCTGGGACCACGACACGCGCTACGCGCTCGCGCGCACGCCGGCGTCGAAGGGGCTCGAGCTCCGCATCGACCCGCGAGGCCTACACTTCTGGGCGCGCGTGACGCCGACGAGCTACAGCGACGACCTCAGAGCGCTCATGGCCGCCGGCATCATCGACGAGGCCTCCTTCGCTTTCACGGTCGCGCGCGACGAATGGCGGATCGCCGAAACCGACGACGGCGACGAGGTCGTCGAGCGGACGATCCTCGAGGTCGGAGAGCTCTACGACGTGACGATAACCGCGATGGGCGCCTACCCGGCCGCCGACTCGCAACTTGTGGCGAGCCGCGCGCTCGCCTACGCACGGTCATCCGGTCGCCTGCCCGCAACGGCAGGGGCCCACGACGTCGCGCCGGCCACGCCGGCGGGCGGAGACGAGTCGCGCTCTACGGCGGGCCCGTCAGCGAAGCTCGAACGCGCGCGCCGTCTCGCACGGCTCCGCGTCGAGCGGACACCGACACCGACTCCGTAGGAGGCACACGCTATGACACCTCTCGAGAGGGCCCGCGAGGCCTACCGTTCCGCGTGCGAGGCTCGCGACGCCGCGCACACCGCGCTCGAGGCCGCCGGCGAAGACACCGCCGCCGACGCCGAGCTCGAGCTCGTCGCCTCATTCGACACGGCGCAGGCCGAGGTCGACACGGCGAACGAGCGGATGCAGGGGCTCGAGCGCATCGAGGAGGCGCGCACCCGCACGCCGCAGATCGAGCTCGAGCCGCGCACGACGCCGGCGACGCCGGCAGGCTCGACGACGCCGGAGCTCGTCTACCGGCCGGACGCGCCACACTCGTTCTACGGCGACCTCGTCCGCTCACGCAGCGGCGACCGTTCCGCCGCCGACCGGCTCGAGCGGCACATGCAGGCGATGCTCGAGACACGCGACGTCACGACCGCCGCCGGCGAGGGATCGGGTTTCATTCCGCCCGTCTACCTCGCCGACGCATGGGCGCAGCGTGAGCGCGGAGGCCGCAACTTCGCCGACGTGCTCCCGACCGGCGTCTTCCCGACCGCAGGGATGAGCTACACGATCCCGAAGGTCCTCACGACCGGAGGCACGTCCGCCGCCGTCCACGCCGCCGAGCTCGACGCACCGAGCGAGACGGACATCGACACCGACGTCGTCACGGTCGACCTCGTGACGATCGCCGGCCAGCAGGACGTCTCGATGCAGGCGCTCGAGCGTTCC